CCCCATAGGCTACAAACAGCGGTAGTATTTCTTCTTTAGCGTTTGAAAGTTTATCGCTTTTTTCAAGAAAATCTATTACCCAATTAGCAGATTCTTCAATGCTGTCTAAAACTCCTTGATTTAAAAACAATGCCCATCTACTAGCAACATCATATATTTCTGCTTGTTCTACGTCGCTGGATGGGTTAGAAAAGCCCATAATATTAGCAAACTCTTGTCCTTGTCCTATAGACAACATGAGGTAAAATAAACGTTTGTCAACAACGCTTTCTATGTCACTCACTCTTTTGCCTCTGCCCAACTCTTGGCGAACTGATGAGAAACTTTAATTGGAACTTTTTCTAAAACCATACCGTCTCCCATAGCGTTGATAAAAGGATTAAGAATATCTACCTTATCTGTTTCGTCTACTGTTGCTACAAGTTCGTCATGAACCTGTACTAACAACTTTACACTGGTTCCACTCATGGCTTTGTGCACATCAACCATTGCTTGTTTACAAATGTCCGCAGCAGTTCCTTGAACTATTGCGTTAACAGCCTGTCTTTCTGCCCTAGACCTTAATTCATCATTGCCTGAAGATAGGTCTGGAAGCCTCCTCCTGCGTCCATACAAAGTAGACACATAACCGTCTTTTTTGGCTTTAGTAATTACTTGTCGTTTCCAAGCAGTTAGTTCATAAAAACTTTTGTAATAGTTATTTAATATCTCTTCTGCCTCATGTTTTGGAATGCCAGTAACCCTAGCAAGTTTAATAGAACCACCGCCATAGGCAGTCAAAAAGTTAACTCCTTTTCCTATTTGACGTTCTTCGGAAGTTACGTCTTGTGGTTTTTTCTTAAATACGGCAGATGCGGTAGCGGTATGAATGTCCTCATCATTGGCAAAGACATGCAGTAATCGTTTGTCTTGACTAAACATAGCCATGACCCGCAATTCAATTTGGTCATAGTCAGCAACTAACAAAACGTTAGGGTCTAAGGCTACAAACAATTTTCTAATATTTGATGTTCTTGGAATGTTTTGAAGATTTGGATTAGATGAAGACAATCGTCCAGTAGCGGTTCTGTGTAAGTGAAAGGACGGATGCAATTTGTCTTTATAAAGTTTAGGTATCAAACCATTTACGTATGTTGATTTTAACTTTTGTAACTCAGACCATTTTAATAATTGTGCTACTACTTCGTGCTTATGTTGCAAACTCTTTAAAGATTCTTCGTCAACAGAGGCTGCTCCTTTACCAGTTTTTTTGTATGGTTTAAGACCTAGTCCACCTTCTGATTTTTTATTAAACAAAAAAGTTTGTTTGTGTTTATTAGAATCAGGGTTAAACCCAACTGGTGCATACTTTAAAATACTATTACGCACTTCTTCTAATTCTTGGTCTAGGTCTTTTTCCAAAACGTTTAAGTTGTTGACATCTACTGGAATTCCTTGATTTTCCATATCCATCAAAACTTCTAACACTTGACTATCTAGATTCATGGCTTTACGAAGGTCTGCATAGGCGTTTACCTTTTTCAACAAACGTGTATACAACATCCACGTCCAACGAGCGTCACGATGTACGTACAAAGAAGCATCGTCAATAGTTACTTTACTAATGCTTTTGCCTAATTTACCACCGCGTTCATAGGCTTTGTGACCATTGTAATTGTTTTCAATAATTGTTTCAAGTGAGTAATTAGTTAAATTTTCATTAACTAAATGTTGTAAAAGCATTGTGTCTACGTATGGTCCTGACGGTATAGCACCGTAATACTTTGAAATAGACCGTGCATCAAATTTTACATTTTGACCAACTTTAATAAGATTGCTGAAGAACAATGGTTTTAATCGTTCAAAAACAGCACTACGTGACAATTGCTTTATTGGTTCGGCATACACAGCAGGTTTTACATACCTAGATTTTGCTGTGGATTCTTGACCGTTTTTAAGTTTTTTACGATAGCCAACTGGTGGTACAGTGCTTCCATCTCCTGTTTCTTCTGCTTCTAGAAGCGGACCAACCTTGTGACCCATTGGTATTGCCCACGAGTGTCCTTTAGTTGCAATGCCTATCCAAAACACTTCATTGCGTAGTGGGTTTACTGCAATTTCTTTTAAATACTGCTCCACTAAATTATCATGTGCTCTTTGAATGATGTCAGGGCTTTTACTTTTTAAGCCTTTGACATGTTCTTGAAAATCTTTTTCTAAGTGTTTTAATAGGTCGGGGTGATGCTCAAGTATGGATTGTGTCTCCACGTCAAAAGCAAACGCCCCAACCTCATTAATAACTCTAACAAGTTCGTCAAGTTCTTCTAAAGTTGTGATAATGGGAGGTTTTATACTCCCCATTATCTACTTTCCTAAATCTTCTGACGCAACTGAAAGAAGGTCTGCGTATGTAGGAACTTTCATAATGCTTACATCGTAACGGTCTTCTCGCAATTGACCCATAAGAGTTTCGTCAATTTCTTCTAACTTCCACTCCTCTTGAAGGTCACGAGCACGAATTGCCTGCAAATTGTATGCGGTTGTAGCACCTTTACCTGTGCGACTTACAGCCCAATAGTGTTTGGTCAACGGACCTGTTTGAGGTGCTTTATTAAGGTTGCGAAGTTGGTCAACAACTCTTGGTCCTACTTCAAACGAACGAACTACTGGCTTAGTGCCCATAGTCAACAATGCAACGTTAAACGCAATGCGTTGAGAAGGACGATTACCTGTTTCGCACAATGGACAACCGCGTTCTTCAAGGTCACGTAAACAAATAAATGACTTTTGACCTTCACGCTCTACCCAGTGTTGATGCCACGCTGCAAATGGTTCGTCATCCAAAAACTTAATTACTTGAACGTCTTCAGATACTTTCAAACGCTGTGCATACTGAGAGTCGGCGTTTTTTAAAACGTCAACTTGTTGCCAACCTCCGCGAAGAAGTTTGCGAGTTGATTCTGTTGCGTCAGGTGTGTCCTGCTCTGTATTCGGTACTAACTCTGTTGTTTCATAATCTCTTGGCATTTTTTTATCCTTTGTGTGTTTATTGAGGCCAGTTATCTTTGATATGTTTTCTAAAACCATTCCAATCTCCGTGATTAATCTCACGAACCTTAAAATGGATTATTGCTTCAAGAAGAAACTCTACCTGCTCTAGGCTATAAAGCCTCCTGCCTTGTGAAGTTTTTTCTGGAATTTGTTGCCTTACTGGTTTTGGTGTTCTGTACTTGGCTTTAGGAAGCCAACCACGATGTTCCCAAACTCTCAGTGTTGATGGACGTTTACCTATTGCTTTGGCTAAATCGCCAATTGTAAACATCATTATCTCTTGACCGTTGATTATATACTTTTTGGGTTTTGCCCCATTGTACTTATCTTCGGTAATTGCCTTTGTTTTTTTATCCCTGTTTTTTGGCTTACGCCCACCTGGATAATCAGGCAAATCTTTAAATAAATCTAGCGGGTCTTTCACGCTTTAAACGCCCACGTTTCTTTTTCAGTGTAAAAAGTTTGAACAATTGGAAGAAGGGTTTTATCATCCCATGCTAATCCTACAAGTTTATCCTCGCTCAGGCGTTCAACAACTTCTTTAACTTTGTCCCATACGCCATTCTCACGTGCCCACTCTTCAGCCTGAGTTGAGTTAAATGATTTGCTGACGCGACGTTCACGTTTCAATTCGTGTCCACCAACGTTCAACCAAATGTGTCCGCTGTCATCTGAAGTTCCATGTTGCTCAACAACGGTGCTCAATTCCTTTTTAAGTTTGTCAACTCGTGTTTCTAATTGAGACAACAACTTTTTTTGAGATACAAAGTCTTCTACAAGTTTTGTTAAATATTGTTCATCGTATTCTTTTTCCATGTTACACCTCCGAGTGTTGTAAAAATTCTGTTAATGAATTAAGAGTTAATTCAAATCTACCTTGTGTATCATAACCTTTATCAATGAATGCCTCATTAATTCCTCTTTTTTGTTGAAGCATTTCATATTGCCTTTCTTCAATACTCCCTTTCATTACGAATGATGCAATTGTAACGTGGGGGTGTTGTGAAGATAAACGTATGATACGCGCTTCTCGTTGGTCTAACTTACCAGCAGACCATGGGAGGTCATATGATATAAGGTAATTGGCTTGAGGCAAATCAACGCCGTAACCACCAGCATCTGATGATAAAAACAAACGTGTGTTTGGGTCTTTACTAAATTTTTGTTTAGCGGTGTCTTTTTCCGTTGAATTCATGTCTCCTGTAAACAATACTGATTTAGTAAGGTTTTTAGTATTTGTTGCCAACAACTTTAAGTTTTTTTTAAAAAATGAAAATAACACAACTTTATTGTTTGGGTCTTCATTTAGTATGTCTGTTATATACTCAATAACGGAGTTCATTTTTGGAGTTGTAAGACTATCGCTAATCCAACCATTGTCTACAACCTCTGTTGCATACTTACTTCCTACGTTTCCGTCTGCTCTTTGATACTCTTCTGCTGAAAATTTAACTAGGTCGGGATTGTCACATAGCATGCGAAGAATTGTTAAACGAGACATTATTTGACCTTGTGCTTCATTTGCGGCTGGGTTGCCGTGATAATGAGACCATAAATCAAAACCTTTACCGTGTGTATTTAACGCTTGTTGTATCTGTTTAAGAAGGTCATTAGCAATATTTTTATATGCTTTTGCTCCTGCTTCGTCAAATTGAACTGGAATAACGGTAGAGATAACCTCTGGTAATTGGTCTTGAATATCTTTTCTGTTTTTGCGAACCATTGCTAGTTCCATTGATTTGTTAAGCATGTTTAAGTTTCTATAACGTGTTGCTCTGCCAAACTTATCACGAACAATAAACGTTCTATCAAACCAATCAAAGCGTCCCAATACAGTTTCATCTACAAATTCCATAATAGAAAACAGTTCTTCGGGTTTGTTTTCAATTGGTTGTCCAGTAAGTGCAAAACGATATTGACATTTTTTACCAAGTTTTTTAAGCAATCTTGAACGCTTAGCACGTGGTGATTTAATCATGGTTGCTTCGTCTATAACCATTGCTTCAAAACGTAATGAGTTATACATGTGTTGGTCGTTTAACAATGTCTCTGGATTGACAATGACATACTTTGCTCGTATTGCAGAACGCCATAATGTCTCTCGTATTTTGGCATTACCATCAATCACTACTGCTCTTGAATTAGTAAACTTAGTAATTTCTCTAAGCCATTGATATTTTAAAGACGCTGGAACAATAATGATTGCTCTTGTAATTTCTTGTTGTTCAAACAAGGTCTCAAGTGAATTAATGGTGATTACTGTTTTACCACCACCCATAACTACGGCTAACAACATCTTTCCTCTGTCAACCATTTTTTCACGGGCTTCTTCTTGAAATGGGTACAAAGTTCCTTTAAACATTGACCCATCCTGGTATAACTGTTGCTTTTGTTATAGCAATCCCAATTTCTTCGTTAGACATTTCTCCAAGGTCTTTTGCTTTAGTGTGGTTGTAGTAAAGCCACTTAATCCCATTTCTAAAACTAGGAAGGTGTTTAAACAGTTTTTTACTTATTGTCATTCCTGCTTCATCATTGTCAAGAGCAACAATTAAACAATCGCATACGTTGCTTAACAGTTCTATTTGTTTTTTACTTACCTGTACTCCAAAACTGGCTAAACATTGTACACCTGTATATGCTGACGCTACTCTTACTACGTCCAACGGTGATTCTACTAATATTGCTGTCCTATTGTTAAAACGGTCAATGCCAAACAACGTTTCTGATTTTGTAATACCCGTAGGTTGATTCAGTACACCTCGTGGCGACTTTTCTTGCCAACCCATTAAATCTCCTGTTGAAGATATTATTGGAATAATCCAAGCCTGCTTTGACGTATCCCATCGGATACCATAACGTTCTGCTACTACTGCTTTAATGTTGCGTTTTACTAATTGTTCATAGGGAGGTTTGTCAAAAGACATGTACATCTCCCAGTCCACTTCGGATTTATCTTTTACTAACTTAGGACGTGTTAACTGCTCCATTCCAGAGTTCATTAACAAATTGTAGATTGTGGACACCGATTCATAACTTCCAGTAACTTCAGCAATCAATTGCGGCAAATTACCACGAGACCCACATGAATGGCAAATCCACAGCCCAGTGGAAGCATTCATTGACCATGATGGAGACCTGTCTGCTTTGCCAGTTCGTTTTTCGTGTACTGGGCAACAGCCTATAATCTCATTGCCAGATTCACGACGAACATCAACGCCTATTGCGTCAAGAACATCACGAAAATTAGTAATACCAGTTGTCATTGTTGTCGTTAGTGTCATCTTCTACCTCTGAGAAGTCCATGTTGTTCCAGTCCCAATTAATCCTTACTTCACCCTTTGGAGCCGTACGCGCAAGCACTACTCTCAAAATTGCTTGGTTTTCAATGTCAGGGTCTGATTCAACTCCGACTACTAAGTCTGAGTCTTGAGCAAACGATGACGTGTAACCAATTGCTTCTGCTGTAATTTGCCTACTTTTACGATTGCCAATTTTCCAACTCAACACCTGTGTTGTACCTACAATAGGAATATCAAAACGTTGAGCCAAACGTTTTAAAGACCTTGTGATATTTGTAAGCGCTTGAGGTGAACCCTTGGGTTCTCCCTGCTCGTCGTCCATCAAATAAACACCGTCAACTACTAACAAATCAGGTTTGTGTTGTTGTACTTTACCTGCGATAGCGCTTACTGTAGTTAATGACGAAATATCTTCTGACAAAATAAACGGATGCATATTTTTTCTAATTGAAACCGCTTTTCTAATGCGTTCAATCTCAGCGTTGGTCAAGTCTCCTCGCATAATCTTTGTGTGAGATATGCCTGCAATAAGTGCGTCATATCGTGCAGACTGTTCTTCTGCGCTCATTTCAAATGAAATATACAAAGGCACTTTTCCGTGGGTGTGAACAGCATTTGCCATAATCAAGGTAATCAAAGATTTACCTTTTTTGGCTTCACCTACAAAAGTGATTAATTGCTGTGGTCGTAGTCCTGATGTAATCCTGTCCAAACCACCAAAGCCAGTAGGTATTCCACGAATTGCGTTTGGGGTGTCTTTCATTAATTGGTAACGTTGTACACGCTGTTCCCAATTTTCAATAAGGTTAATGTCTCGTAATCTGGCAACGTCTGCTGAAGCGGTCTGTAAGCCCTCTGTAAGCGCTTGTAACGCTTCTAAGGTCAGATTGTTGTTCAGCATAGGCACTGCCGTTGCAAGTGTTTCTACGAGTTTCTGATGGCGATACGAGTCAAGCATTTCCTCAATCAGATTGGAAAACTGTTCGCGAGATGTGTCTACTAACGAAACATTGGCGTGTTCTTGGCTAAAGGCTCTCTCAGAAGGTACAGCATTGTGCTCCCTCCAATAAGTGACTACCCATTCCCACACATCTCCCCAATGTGCTGAGAAGTGTTGCGCTTTAACACCTGCTTCAATGACGGGCAATATTTCGTTGTCCGTGATGACCTTACTGATTAATAAGTGCTCTGAACTTGACATTAAACAATCCACGCTTTCTTTGTGTCCACTACGTGAGAACGTATCCCAATGATAGACGCTTGTTCTTGCGTTTCAACATATATCGTTTTAATTGAACGTTGAAACTTTAAATCGTACGCAAGTTCCTCTATTGATGGGTAATACGTTACACCTACAGAAATACCTTTCCTTAACAACCATTCGTTAATTGCATCA